TTGATCTGTCAACAGCAAAGGGATTGTTCACAAAGGCTGAGATTGCTAACTCCATCAACAAAGGCAAGCCAAACAACTACAACTCAACAGTGCAAGTGATTGCATATTCAAGGGCATAAACATGAACGACAAAAACACAGGTGGGCCAGCGTTTGCAGTTGCAGAATTGGCAAACATCAAATGGGAAGGCATGACCCTGCGCGACTACTTTGCAGCCAAGGCGATGCAAGGGATTATTGCATCAGAACAGCCCGGTGATGAGGAGTTTGCAACGCTTGAGATGTGTGCGCGTGATGCGTATAAGTATGCGGATTCCATGCTGAAAGCGCGAGAAGCATGACTTACAAGACTGATCCTAAATGGCAGTGTGAGGGCAAGGACAAGCTGCCAACAAAAGAACTTGCGCAGGTCATTGTTGGTCGCCGCAGGGATAACCCAATGGAGGCTTACAAGTGTCCACATTGCGGCTGGTATCACGTTGGTCATGCAACGCCAAAGCAAAAAACTTTTAAGAGATCACCTAAAAAGTGATATAGTGTTGTGAAACCCGGCTAGATACGAAGTCATGAGCGTATCGAAAAGCGAGCCTTCCCGCCTGCCGTAGTTTCTTTCAGTGAAGGACAGTGAATGGAAAATTTATGCTTTTAAAGCCAAAGAATTGGGCCGTCTTTCAACACTACAAAGACCGCTGCCCACCATGGATAAAACTCCATCGAGACATCCTAAATGACCGTGTGTTTATGTGCTTGCCACTTGCTAGCAAGGCGCTTGCACCTTTGCTTTGGTTGCTAGCGTCAGAGTCCAAAGACGGCACTTTTGATGGCTCACTGGATGAGCTTGTGTTTCGGTTGCACATCACACCTAAAGAATATCAAGATGGCGTTAAGCCGTTGATTGATAAAGGTTTTTTTGTTGTTGCTAGTGGAGTGCTAGCAGATTGCTATCAAGATGCTATCCCAGAGACAGAGGGAGAGACAGAGATAGAGACAAAGAAAGAGAAGAAAACAAGCAATCGCGGTTCGCGCTTGCCAGCAGTGATTGATGATGTTGATTCTTGGTTTGAGTTTTGCGTTAAAGAACGTCCTGATCTTGTTGCATCAAAAGTATTTGCAGAGTTTAAGGATTACTGGATTGCACAACCCGGTCAAAAAGGCGTTAAGACTGATTGGACAGCAACATGGAGAAATTGGGTTCGCCGCCAATCAGCCCCGAAACAATCCTTTGCCCAACAAGCTGCTGACGTTGCCCGAACAACAGTCCCTGCCCAACACACTGGACCTGATCCTGTGCTGCTCAAGATTGAGGCTGATCGACAAAAAGCAGCGCCAATGCCAGAGCATATTCGCCAGCAAATTAACCAAGTATTGAGGAAAGTCCAAGGGTAAACACCAATGACAAACAACAATAATCTGTGGACAATTACTCAAAACATGAAAGGTGGTTATGAATGAGTTGGCTCTTTTCGCAGGCGCTGGTGGAGGAATACTTGGGGGAAAACTTTTTGGATGGCGAACAGTCTGCGCCGTTGAGTGGGAACCCTATCCAGCAAGCGTATTGTGCGCCCGACAAAATGACGGTCTTCTCCCGCCTTTCCCGATTTGGGATGACGTACAAACCTTTGATGGAAAGCCGTGGCGAGGAATTGTTGACGTTGTTTCGGGTGGGTTTCCATGCCAAGACATCTCAGCAGCCGGAAAAGGCGCAGGGATTGACGGGGAGCGATCAGGAATGTGGGCACACATGGCGCGGGTGGTTGGCGAAGTACGACCCCGATTCGTCTTTGTGGAGAACAGCCCAATGCTCGTTTCTAGAGGACTTGAACGTGTCCTTGGCGACCTTACCGCGCTCGGGTATGACACGAAATGGACTGTTATGGTAGCTGCCGATGTTGGAGCAAACCACCAAAGGGACAGAATCTGGATTGTTGCCAACACCAACAACGCAAGGATTGAACGGCGGGAGCAACAGTCGGAAAACAGCAATGGCAAGGGGAACGTGGCCGACACCTCGCAGTTGTTCAGCAATGGCGGCAACAATAACGCCAGAATTAGCATGGAACGAGAAGCGCAATCCAAATCTGGAAACGATAGTGGGGAAAAGAATGTTCCCAACACCGACTTGTCACAACAGCAAGGAAGGAGCATATCCAGCGGAATATACCCGGAACACTCCTACGCTTGCAACTCACGCTGGTGGCAAATTGAACCCGATGTGGGTCGAATGGCTAATGGGGTGGCCGCTGGGGTGGACAGACTTAAAGCCATTGGCAACGGACAAGTCCCATTGTGTGCAGCAACAGCATGGAAATTCTTGACAGCATGAAGCCTACTCGACAACAAGCCATACGCGAATGTTTGAGAAAACACGCACAAGGTCTGACAAGACATGAGTTATCAGAAATCTTGGGAATTCATATTGCTAACGTCAAAACGGCCATCAAGGGTATGCCTGACGTTTATGTTGACAGGTGGTCACACGGCAAGCGAAATGCTTTCCAGAAGGTGTATTGCGCTGTTCATGTTCCTGAAGACTGCCCACACCCAAATGACCGTGTGTATGCAATTCCAAAGACTGTCTGGAGGCCATTGAAATGAGCAGAACACACGCACTAAAGAAGTTGTTGGAGCATGGTCCTTTGACAAGACGCGAGATTGTCGAGATTACTGGCTGGAAAGCAAAGCAGGTCCATTTCACGCTGGCCTATCTTTCTCAGACTGGTGCAATTGTCAAACAAGAAAAAGCGTGGACATTAGGGTAACTACCGTGGCGTATAGCAGAAAAACTATATCCAATGAGGGCGATAGGTACAGGATAGAACTCGGCGAGGCTAGGGTTCTATACCGAACCTATGAATCCACAGGACAAAAGGTTTTAACTCCTGTCCGCATGGAATGGCTAGAAAAAACCTATGGCTCTGGTGCTGTAAAGCGGATCAGAGAAATGATGATGAAATTACAAAGTGGGGAATTGGAATGAGATACGCTGCCCGAGTGGACGCTAACCAAGCGCAAATTGTTTCAGCACTAAGAGCCGCTGGCGCTTATGTCTGGATTATTGGTCTGCCTGTTGACCTTTTGGTGGGATACAACGGGAATACCTTTCTAGTCGAAATCAAGGATGGCCCTAAAAAGCGTTTAACGAAGCTACAACAAGACTTTTTTGAAAATTGGTCTGGTAGTACGCTGGCAAGGATTGATGGCCCTGAAGCGGCTTTGAGAATGATTGGGGTTGCCAAGTGAAAGTCACCCTTCATAACGCCCAACAAGGGCATACAGTCATAACTGACATTTGGCAGAAAGCCAAGCCTTATCTTTTGGCTGGTAACAAGCTGGTTCTGACGATTGAACAAGAAAAGCGCAGTCAAGAACAGAACGCTTTGTTGTGGGCTGTGCTGACAGACTTATCAAAACAAGTGATGTGGCATGGCGAGAAGCTGACCAAAGACGAGTTCAAAGATTTGCTGACTGCTGGCCTGAAAAAGCAAAGGGCAATCCCCGGCATTGATGGAGGGTTTGTTGTTCTCGGAACGTCAACCAGCAAGATGACAAAGCAAGAGATGACAGACCTGATAACGCTTGCTCACGCCTTTGGTGATGAGCGCGGTGTTAAGTGGTCGCCTACAAGCATTGGTGAGTTCCATGACGAAGGATGAGAAGGCGCATAAGAACTTGGTTGCTCAGTTGGGTTGCGCTCTTTGCTATCATTTACATGGGCCACACGATCCAGCACCTGTGGAACTACACCATCTAAGGGCTGGTGGTTGGGGAAAAGGCGACTACAAAACGCTGATACCACTATGTGCTGAACACCACCGAGGCAACACAGGTGTTCACGGCCTTGGCACTAAAGGCTTTGTTAAGCACTACAACATCACACAGCAAGAACTTTTAGATTGGACACTTCTAAGGGTTTCTCCTAATGTAAAAGACTAGAAATCTGTTGACAATAACTCTATCAACAACAGGAGATGTCCATGTCAGATTTTGAGTACACCACAACATTGAACGGTGCTATCGTTTCGGTATGGCTTGATGTTTCTTGGGATGAAGGTAATGCAATCCCTTCTTTCAACGGTATTTATTACGAGTGCCAAGACATCACGCCAGTTCTGAGCAAAGAACAAATTGCGGAACTTGAGATGGAAGCTGAAAAAGGGTTTTTTGAATCTGGTTGGGAGTCTGCAAATGGCTACTGATCTGCGAACTGAATTGATGGAAGACACAACCACTTATTGCTGTTATTGCGGCATGGTGCAAGTTAGCTTTGGCTGCTGCGGTGAAAACCACTTTGAAACATTCGCACAGATGAACAAAGAAACCCAAGAATCTATCTTGAGCGACATGGGGGAAGAATGATGGATAAAGATACTGATTTGAAGCTGGAGGCGGCATACCTTGCAGGGTTTCAAGCAAGCGGTGAAGGCTACAACGGGGAATACCCGTTTGGAGATCACAACCAAAACCCGGAGCATGATCCCGTGTGGTGCAAAGACAGAGACAACAAAATCACTGCCATCAAGCAAGCTATTGACGATGCTACGCCACTGGCGGCACAGCAGGAGAAGAACACATGACCACCAAAAAATTGGAAAAAATCCGCACTGCTTTGGTGTCGGCAAATCAAGACTTATTGAAGGGCGAGTTTGACGGCGAGATTCAGATTCTGAGCGAGTTAATTGACCAGCCTGCGCCCACAACCGACATTGCAGACTTCATCGCTGGAGCTTTTGGCGTGAGCCGTGGCACTGCCTACGACATGATGCTGGATGCTTTGAAAGAGGCTTCACTTGTGCAGCCTGTGGCGTGGAGAACTAAAAATTTTTACGAAGGGCAACAGTCGTGGTTTTATGCAGACTGGCACAGTGATGGGCTTGTCCCACAAATTGCTGAGCTTCTTTATGCACAAGCACAACCCGATGTCCGCTTGGTTTCGAATCTTACAAAAAACCTCTTAGAGATAAGCACCGCTGTTTCCAATAAAAACGAAGATGCTGCTCAAAAAATTCTTGGCAAAACTTTAAGGTTGCTTTTATTGGACGCCACCCCACCCGCAGCACAGCGGCAATGGGTTGGGCTGACGGATGAGGAAATACAAACGGAATGGTTGCTTACACCGCAGCACAATAAAGCAGAAGGCGTCTGGTTTGGCCGCAGACTCGAAGCCAAATTAAGGAGCAAGAACATATGACCGCCATACTTGAATTTCTCAAGCGTTGGTTCACTCCTGTACCAAAAGCAGTCACTGACGAACACTGTCCTTATTGCCATGGCTTGGGGTACGACAGTAGCGGGTTTACTTGCACATGTTTGAGGGAGAAGAAATAATGTTTTACGGACAATGTAACGATTGTGGACAACGCTGGGAGCTTGGCACAGCTAGAACCTGCATATGTAAGGATGAACACATGAGAGACACGATAGACATGGCCCGTGAGTCTGGATGGACAAGCTACGACTCGCAAGATGAGCGATTCAAAGCCTTTGAAGCTCTTGTTCGTGCTGATGAGCGTAACCGCACATGGACACAAGAGCATTGGACTGAATACGAGCGCAGCATTGCAGCAGCCGAGCGTGAGGCGTGTGCAAAAATGGTTGACCACATCTTGAAAGAAGGTAGCGGCACATGGGGCGATGCCATCCGAGCAAGGGGGAACACATGACCTGCAAACACAGATGGGAAGAAGGAACCAACAAAGACCGCCCAGCGTATCGTTGCGCCCGTTGTGGTGATTGGAGATTTATCCATGCGGCCAGATAGCCCATGTATTGCTGTTTGCACTACGCTCTATACAGAAACCTGTGATGGATGTGGCCGTACATACATGGAAGTTGCAGAGTGGAACTTCTTACCTGAAGAACAGCGTGAAATCATCTGGAAGCGCATTGACAAAGAAGCAACAGCTTGGCGATATAACAGATACAAGGACAGAGTGAAATGAGAAAGAAAAGCAAGTACAAACCCAAGGGCGTAAGACTTGATGCCTTGAACTGGGTTCTGTCTGGACTAAAGCCAATCTCAAGCGTTGGTGATGCTATTGTCGTTCTGAAGGCAAAGAATCATTCAGCCCTGACAGAAGTTGTCCAAGGCAGAGGAAACAGGGATCAGATAGATGTGCTTATTCACGCCTTAAACGTCTGTGAGGCGTTTGCAAGGCATGGCAAGGGTAAAGACTGGCTTCCAGAGATAACAGAGGCTCAAAACGCCTTGTATGACATGGCAAAGCGTGGCGTTGAAGACGAACGGTTCTTATTTCGTGGACCAGAGATGCAAGCCGTTAACTTAGCTATGGAGGTGCATGATGTCCAGCTAGATCAAAGCACAGTCCAAGAATTGGAAAAGATGACCGACTTTGTTGTGAAGCAGATCATCTTGAAGAAGGCAAGACCCATCATTAGTACGATAGAACATCAAAATATGCTAGAGCAAAGCAGCAAAGGATCAGGCCAAGTCCTACTGCCAGTGTGATGTCTGCGATTGTTTCTTTGTTCATGATGAATCCTTTTATGGGGCCAAAGCCCCGTTAAATTTAAGCTGCCAATTCTGTTTTGATTCTGGTAAGTGCGCTGAAGAAGTCTCGTTCTGCTCGTTTGCCCCAACCTGTTTTCTTGAATTTTGTTTCGCCATGAATGCGATAAAAATGTGTGTATGTTCCGTCTGCATTTTTGATAAATCGCTTGATGCCAGACCAAATTGTTTCTTCAACTACCAGTGTGCCTTTGCTTGTGTAGATGCTGTTCATGTTGCTCTCCGTTGTGTTGTTGATGACTCTATTATCAAGTTATCAACAAAAAATCCTATAGGACAAACCCTAATAGGCAACTAGCGAAAGTTGTGTTAGGGTGATAAAATCTATGCAACTGGAGAACCCTATGGCTGGACTGTTAGGCACTGAACTGGAAATCTCGATTGAGATTGAAGAAGCTGAAGGCTCAAACTTTGACGAGGCTGAGAACGCCAAGACCGTCAAATACATGGAAGAAGCGCAAATGTACGGGCCTAAAGACCCGTCCAAGCCTTCTAGCGATTTCTGGCGTGACCTTGCCAACTACTGGCGCATTGCTCCAGATCAGGCCAAGCGCAAGCTGTGCAGCAACTGCGAATACGGTGATGACAGCCCTGAAACCAAAGAGATGTATGGCGACATGGCTATTTATTGCAAGAAGTTTGAGTTCGTCTGCGGAGAGGGTAAAACCTGCAAACGCTGGGAATCAGCAAAAGAGGAAGACTGACATGGGAACTACGAACACCACTCCAATGACCTCCAAAGAGGCTAAGAAGCTGGCTGAAAACGCCCGTAAACAGGCCGAATCCAAGGGCTGGCAGTCAATGGCTTACAAATTCTCTGCTCCGAAAGGCAAAAAATGAAAGGCTTGTACGCAAACATTGCTGCCAAACGTGACCGCATTGAAAAGCAAAAAGCTGCTGGCAAGACTCCTGAAAAGATGCGTAAACCCGGCTCTAAAGGCGCTCCTACTGCTGCTGCCTTCAAAGCCGCTGCCAAGACTGCCAAAAAATGATTAAGCGCGGCAAGGAGTCGTTCTCTGGCTACAACAAGCCAAAGGCAACGCCAAGTCACCCGACCAAAAGCCATGCTGTATTGGCTAAGTCTGGTGACGATGTGAAGCTGATTCGCTTTGGTCAACAAGGTGTAAAAGGCTCTCCAGATGGCTCTAAACGCAATGAAGCGTTCAAGGCCCGTCACGCTGAGAACATTGAAAAAGGTAAGATGAGCGCAGCTTGGTGGGCGGCAAAAGTTAAGTGGTGAACAATACCAAATGGTGAACAACATGAAAATGACCAAAAAAGGCCAAGCCAAAGTCGGCAAGGTGATGGGCGAGTACAAAGAAGGCACATTGCACTCTGGTAAGGGCGGCAAGGTTGTCAAGAGCCGTGACCAAGCCATCGCAATTGCTATGTCAGAAGCCGCCAAGAAGATGGGCCGCTACAAGGGGAAATAACATGGCTGATGGAATTCGCGCAACCCCATACAGATACGCCACTGCTGGAACAGCAAACGACATTATTGGCGGATTGCTTGGGTACTTGCGTGATCCTCGCCGTACACAGCAGATGCAAGGCTTGGCTGGATTGCTTGAAAGCACAGGGATTCCAAAGACCGTAGAGCGTTTGGCCTACGGTGAGCCACTGACCAACCTTCAGCAAGCAAACGTGCCAACACTGCGCCCTGAGACTGCTGAAGCATTGCTGACCTTGCTGCCTGTTCCTAGTGGCGCAAGTAAGGCCGCAAAAGCCGTTGACCCTGTTGTCCAAAAGTACGGGCCAAAGCTAGAACAAACGCTTCTGCCCGCATTTGAGGCGGCATACAACCGTGGCGGTGTTACCCGTGAGATGGTTGAGGCTATGGGCAATCAGACTGTAAGTCCATTGACTGTTTACCAAGGGAGTCCAGCAAAATTTAATCGTTTGGATGCCACAAAGATAGGTTCTGGTGAAGGCGCTCAGTCTTATGGATATGGTCACTACACGGCAGAAGCAAAACCTGTTGCAGTTGATTACCAAAAAAAACTTGCGAAAGAAAACTTTACGCAAGATTTGAACTCAAAAATGGCTCTTGTTGATGTTAATGGTAAGCAACTGACAGAGTTTAATGTTGATGTAAATTCAGATTTAATTGATGCGGCAAAAGCTGGAAAACAACAATTTATTGACTTGGCAGATACAAAAAAAGCAAGATGGGAAGAATTGTCTAATGATGCTGAGTACCCATTTAAGGACTATGCAAAACAAAAAGTAGCCTCGTATACAAGTTTGCTTGATGAAGCAAAAAAAGGCGGTGTTGACTATACAGGTTCTGGATTTTTGTATGAAATGGACTTGCCTGATGAACAAATTGCCAAGATGCTTGATTGGGATAAGCCACTTACACAACAACCAGCAGAAGTACGTAATGCTTTAGCACAACTTGGAATTACGGCTGATGAAAAACAAATTGGAGAGTATTCTGATGCTTTGTTAGATGCTTTGCTTGGCAGTGGTAGTACAAATCTTCCAAAGGAACCAATCAATAAAACTGGAGAAGAAATCTATCAAAAACTTGGAAGTCCAAGAGAGGCATCTCAAAAATTAAAAGAACTTGGAATTTCTGGAATTCGCTATCTTGATCAAGGAAGTCGTGGCCCTTCAAAGATTTACAATGTTGGCTCTCCGCAAGAAAATTTTGGCCCTTATTCACCATATCAGTCTATGGAAGAAGCTGAACGACAGCTTGAAGTGCTAAGAAATTATGGTGTAAAAGACGCAGAAATAAAAGTACAAGAGATGCCGCAGACTTCAAATTTTGTAGTCTTCCCCGGCAATGAAGATTTGCTTACAATCCTCAAACGCAACGGTGGATTACTAGATTAACAACCCGCAGATGTAAGTCTGCACTAACATTGACCAACCTACGGGAGTCAAACCAAGATGAATAAACAAGCCGAAAATAACAAAGGCCGCCCTAAAGGATCACCGAATAGGGCTACGGCTGACGTAAGGGCCGCTATAGCCGCTTTTGCAGAGGGCAACGCACATAAGCTCCAAGATTGGCTTGATCGCGTTGCAGACGGTTCTGGAGGCAATAAGCCTGATCCAGCCAAAGCCGCTGATTTGTATCTCAGGGCTATTGAGTACCACATCCCCAAGCTGGCACGAACTGAAGTCACTGGTGATGGTGGTGGGCCATTAGAGATTTCTGCCATTCAAATCAAACTGGTCAAGCCGAATGAATCTTGAACTGGATTTCCCTGAGAAGTTGGGATTCCTGTTTGAGCCGCACCGATACAAGATTCTCTATGGTGGCCGTGGGTCTGCCAAGTCTTGGTCGGTTGCTCGGGCATTGATCGCCATTGCTGTCCAAAAGCCAACACGAATCCTTTGCGCCCGTGAGTTGCAGAATTCCATCTCTGACTCTGTGATTGCTCTGTTGGGCGACCAAATCAAGGCTATGGGTCTTGAATCCTTCTTTGACGTACAGCGTACTGCCATCTATGGAAAGAACGGTTCTGAGTTTAGTTTTGCTGGTTTGAAGCACAACGTCACCTCAATCAAGTCGTTTGAGGGTGTAGACATCTGCTGGATCGAAGAAGGTCAAGCGGTATCTAAAGTGTCTTGGGAAACGCTGATCCCAACCATTCGCAAGCCTGATTCTGAGATATGGGTGACATTTAACCCTGACTTGGATACAGATGAGACTTACAAGCGTTTTGTGGTCAACCCTCCTTCAACAGCAAAGATTGCCAAGGTCAACTGGTCAGACAACCCGTGGTTTCCTCAAGTCCTGAAGGATGAACTGGAAGACCTGAAGGCTAGGAATGTGGATTCTTACCTGAATGTTTGGGAAGGCCATACCCGCCAGATGCTCGATGGTGCTGTGTACGCTAACGAACTGCGTAAGGCTCAAGAAGAAGGCCGAATTCGTGAACTGAAAATTGACAAGTCAATCCCTGTTCAGACATTTTGGGACTTGGGGTGGGCTGACATGACCTCAATCTGGTTTGTTCAGACCATTGCTGGCGGTGAGGTTAGGGTGATTGACTTCTACCAAAACTGCCAAAAGACCATTGACCACTATGTTCAGGTGCTTCAAGATAAAGGCTATGTCTACAAGGATTGGTGGCTACCGCACGATGCCGAGAACAAGAACATGACGGGAAAATCGGTCAAGGACATTCTTGAAGGCATGGGTAAACCAATCAGAATCACGCCAAAACTGTCAATTGCTGACGGTATTAACGCAGCCCGTACCCTGATGGACAGGTGTTTCATTGACGAAACCCGCTGCGCTGATGGCCTCCAGAATCTGCGTCATTACCGCTATGACGTAGACCCAAACACCAAGATGTTCAGTAATAAGCCATTGCACGACCAGCATTCACACGCTGCTGATGCTTGGCGGTATGTGGCCGTAGGACTTGACGAAAATGTCGGGTCTTGGGGCAAATCTATCAACAAAACTCCTAAATGGGTGGTCTAATGTTTATGATGAGACAAGGTGATATTTCAAGCGCCATGCGAGTTGACGAACTTGAAAAACGCATAGAAATGCTTGAAAAGTATGTTATGGCGGTACAATCACAGGAACGCCCAAAGATCGGGCGACCCGCAAAGGTAAAAGATGAGCCAAAACAACCTGAAAGCAGCGATTCAAGCAGCGATTGACGATTCAATCGGGTTTCTGGAAACTGAGACTGTTGAACAGCGCAAATTGGCGCTTGAAGCCTACTTGCGTCAACCTTACGGCAACGAAGTTGAGGGCAAGTCGCAGATTGTCACTGGTGAAGTGGCAGAAGCCATTGATGGTGCGCTACCTGCTCTGATCCGAATCTTCACTGGCTCTGACCAGATTGTTGTTGCTGACCCTGTTGGCCCCGGTGATGAAGCTGGTGCAAAGCAAGCCACAGACTACCTGAACTACATCTTTATGAAGGATAACCCCGGCGTTATCATTCTTCACGATTGGTTCTTTGATGCCTTGCTGCAAAAGAACGGCATTGTGAAAGCTGTTTGGGAAGACAAAGAAGACGTTGCCAAAGAGACTTATGAAGGTTTGTCTGATGACGAACTGGCAATGATGCTGCAAGACAAGGACATTGAAGTTGTTGAGCAAGACACTGTGTCCCTTCCAATCACAGACCCAATGGGTATGCCTGTGCTTGATGAAGTCGGCTTGCCCACTGTGTATAACGTACATGATGTTGTCGTTAAGAAGAAACTGAAGTCAGGCAAGGTTGCTATTGCTAACGTACCGCCTGAAGAATTCTTGATTGCCAAGTCTGGTATCACTGTTAAGAACACACCATTCTGCGCTCACCGCCGAATGATTACCCGCAGCGACTTGATTGCTATGGGCTTTCCTGAAGATGTTGTGAACGGTTTGCCAACAGGTGATGCGCTTGCTTACACGCCTGAACGTGTGGCTCGATATTCTCCGGGTGAACAGCCTTATGACGTTCAGCCTGATGACTTTGCCATGCAAGAGATTGAGGTGTTTGAGTGCTACATCTACTACGATGGTGACGAAGATGGCATTGCTGAATTGCATCAAGTGTTCTATGCTGGCAACGACATTCTGAGTGATGAAGAAACAGACTATGTTCCCTTCTACTCCATCTGCCCACTGCCAATCCCGCACAAGTTCTTTGGCAATTCGCTGGCTGACCGCACTGTTGACCTGCAACTGATTAAGACAACTGTTACCCGTCAGATGCTGGACAATATGTATCTGACCAACAACAGCCGAGTGACTGCCATTGAAGGCCAAGTAAACCTTGATGACTTACTGACTTCTACTGCTGGTGGCGTGATCCGCACTAAGTCGCCAAACGCTGTTCAGCAATTGACTGTGCAGAACATGGCTAATCAGTCGTTCCCAATGCTGCAATACTTGGATTCTGTCCAAGCCAAGCGCACTGGTGTGACTGAGTTGTCTCAAGGTCTGGACCCCAACATCTTGCAGAACGTGACTGCCGCAGCCGTGGCATCCATGCAGCAAGCTGGTTCAGGCAAGATTGAACTGATCGCCCGTATCTTTGCCGAATCTGGTGTGAAAGAGTTGTTTGAAGGCATCATGCACTTGGTCAGTAAGTACCAGCAGAAAGAACGAATCATTCGTCTGCGCGGCACTTATGTGACTGTTGACCCTCGCACATGGGCCAACAAGTTTGACATCTCGATTAACGTGGGTTTGGGTAACGGCAACCGTGACCAGCAGATGGCTATGCTGCAAATGGTGATGGCAAAGCAAGAGCAAATGATTGGTCAGTATGGACCTGCCAACCCGTTTGTGAGTTTTGGTCAGTACCGTGGCACTCTTGGCCGCATGGTTGAGGCTGCTGGCTTTAAGGATTCTGCTGAGTTCTTCAAGCCGATCAGTCCAGAACTTGACCAGCAGTTGTCTGCCCCGCAACCACCTCAAGAGCAACCAATGCCTCCTGAAGTGCAAGCGTACATGGCAAAGACACAGGCTGAGATTCAAGGCCAGCAAGCCAAGTTCCAAGCTGATATGCAGATGCAGCAAGCCAAGATGCAAGCAGACCTTCAGTTTGAACGCGAAAAGGCTGCACTTGAATTGCAACTTCAGCGTGAGAAGGCCGCTGCTGAACTGGAAATCATGCGCGAGAAAGAAGCGTCTAAGCTGCAACTTGAGCGTGAAAAGATGAATATGCACTTCTTGATGAAAC